AATAACTTGATCAGATGTCATAGGCATTTCAGCGCCTACCATTCTCAAGAAACCTCCGATTGTTCGGTTTCCGTATCTTTCTATCTCAGCTTCATAAAGCTCAGGTAGATATTGTTGTGACCATTGTGCAAAACCAGCTTCCTGAAAGTCAATATAATTGTCTTGTACAGTAACTTTGCTTGGCATAGGTACGATTGATGCGGGAAAAGACCCACCTATGTTAAAACTCATGTTTTATGTTTTTAGTTGTTGTTTTTATTTTTTACTTTAAATTTCAACTTAGAACTATCTGCACCACTAATTGCTCTTACTTTTAAACCATTAACAAACACGTCACCTCCAGCTTGTGGCCTAGGTTCATTTGTTATATTTTTAGATTTAGCCATAACATCTTTTAAAGCATCGGCTTTGCCTTGCTCATAAAAATGATTAGCAATAGTATCTGCGTTATCAGCGGCGTACATAGCTTTGTGATAACCTACAGCATCAACAACTTCACCCTCATTGTTTAAGAACTTCTTAACAAAAGTGTTTAAGTTTGACTGTTTTTCAACAACATTAGATGTGTTTTGAACATTATAATGAAACTTCTTTTCTGCAAGATTAAATTCAAAACCTTTGAATTCATCAGAAAATATTTTATTTGTCTGCTCTACAAATCTATCATGTCGCTCTTCAGCTACTTTTTGTTCTTTGTTGTATCTATTGAAAAAGTCCATAGCTTTTTGTTGTTCTTGAGTTACGCCGGGTCTCAACTTGATTTCGTCGTAATATTTACTCTTTGTTTCTTCCAAAAAGTTTTTGGCTTTAGCAATTTCTTCTTTAGCGGCTAACCGCTTTAATTTAATTTCTTTTTCATCATCCACATCTTCGTCAAAAGAAAATTTATCTTCTAATAAAAAGTTTATTTCTTCTCTATCTAAATGTGGTTTTGTTTGCTTGTAATACTCTTGTAGCAATGTGTCATTATCTACTTTGCTGTAATCAGCATTTAATCTAACATAATCTTCAACTGTTCCACCAGTTTCTTCCATAAATGAAACTAGTTTTTCAATATTTTCAGGTAATTGCTTACCTAATAATTTTTCGTCTCTTTTAGCTTCTTTTACTTCTCTTTCAAGCTCATCAGTTTTTTCTTCTACTATTTCTGTAATAGGAGATTTTATTTCTTCTTCTTTACCCTCAACGGCAGTGGTTTGTTTTTCGTGTGTTTCTCCCACTTTCTCGCCATCTGCGGATCGTTGGCCCACATCCACTTTCGTTGTGCTTGACTCTTGAACGGCATTTTCTGGTTTTTTAGTTAAATCTACTTTGTATTCTTTGTTTTCTATTTTTTTAAAAGAAGGTTTTTTAATTTTTAAAGGTTCAACCTTCTCTTCTTTAAGTTTTTCTGACATAATATAATATAATAATTAATAATTACATTGGTTGCTCACCACCAATGCTAGGTGTAACTCCTTGTGTTGAATCAACCAAAGAGTTAAAAGGATCTTCAAAGTCAATAGACGCAGAGTTATTAGCTCTTTGACTAATCATTTTACTTTGTTGAGTTCCTTCTAGTTTTGTTCTTTTATCTTTTCTATCTTCAATAAATTTTTCTCTTGTAGCTATTTCTTGCAAGTCCATTTGTTTTAATTGCATATCATAACTAAACTTAAGTTCCATCAACTGCTTATCTATTTCAGCTTTTTTCATCATCTCACTTATATCTAGTTGAGATTTAGCTTTTTCAACATTTACCGTAGTTTCTGCTATACCTTGTTGCTTTTGTAACTCTGCTAATGCCGATGCTTCTGTAGCTTTAGCGTTTGCTTCTGCCTGTGCTTGAATATTAGCCTGTTGATTTCTTTGATCTCTTTCTGCTTTTCTTCTTCTTCTTTCTTTTAGCATTTGATTTGCTAACTTAATATTCTTTATCTCTCTAAGATCTATAGCATCTTCTAAATCTATTCCTCCAGATTGTAAAGCTATTTGGATATTCTTTTCTAATTGAGCTTGTTGCTCTTCGTCTGGTTCTAGCTCTATAAATATTCCAAAATCATGAAGATTTAAATCGCTTATTTCTGATAAAGTAGCTAGATTATATCTTGATATACTATTCTCTAAAGCTTGCTTTGTAAAAGGAAATTCTAATGAGTCGCTTATTCTTAATGATACATTTTCTGCTGTTCTAACAGTTAGATACGACATAGCTTGTACTAAATGTCTAGTTGCTGTATTAGATGCGTTAGCGGCTAACTTTTGTAATCCTACTAACGTATCTTTACCAGGAGTTGAACCGTCTCTAGCTTCATTTAAACCTGTTACATCTCTTATCATCTGTAAATAATATTGATAAGTTTGTATTAGCGTATTTATTTTACCACCACCAGATCCAGTTTGTAATTCTTGTATTGGAACTTTACCTCTGTTAGGATCACCATCTTGAGTTAAACTTCTACCAACTATACTACCAGTTTGAAAATACATGTTTAAAGCTTCAGCTGGATTATAATTTGTACCATTACCTAAATCAACCTCAGCTAAACCATCCATATCTAAGAATACACCATCAGGTACCATTCTAGCTAATACTTGTTGTATCTTTAAATGAGTTAACTGTATCATGTCAGCAAAACCTGTAATTCTACTAACCACTGACTCTATACGGCCTTTATACATCCTAGGAGCACATATGTTATAATTCATTTTAACTCTAGTTGTATCAGCAAAAGGTCTTGTCATGTTTTCAGCTAATCCCCATTTCAACATAAGAGGGTGACCTAATATTTTAGCCCCACTATATAAAGTTTCTATAGTTCTAGATACAACTTCAAAATTATCATTTTCAGGCGGGTTAAAAGTATCAGGTTTTTCTAAAGCTTTTTCCAGTCCTGTAGCTGTTTTTTTAACTTTAAATACTTGATCAGAATAAGTTTTATATTCAAAATACATAACTTGAACTGTTTGTTGATCGTTTCTACCACTCCAGTTTCTTAGATATTCTGAATTACCAGGATATTTTTGTATTTGTTCCATTTCCTCATCTGAAAGATATGGAAATTGAGTTTTTAAATCAGCTAAATTTATGCTTTTAACTTCTCCTACGTAATATATGTCTTCAAAATTAGGATCATCTGTGTAAGAATATATTAGTGTAGCAGGATCAACATAATCTACTATTATACCTTTTTCTTTACTCCAGTTAGTTTTTACAGCACCTATTCCTAATACTGTCAAATCTTGAGCTAATCTTCTTCTAGTTAAATCGTATTTATTTCTATTTAGCACATCTTCTAATAATTCTTCTTCTGCTATTTCTACAGACTGCTTATAATCTAGTTGTAAATGTAGTTTAACTTCTTCATCGGACTCTAGTCCTAATTCTTTAAATTGAGGTGACGTAATGGTTATACCTAATGTTTGATTAACTTGTTCTGCTAATTCTCTTTCTTGAACATCACGCATTAAATCTCTAGCGTATTTAGTTCTTTGTTGTATTGAAAATGGATCTACTGCAAAAGCTTTTAATTCGTAAGACTTTTCTGACATACCATTAACAACTATATCTACAAATTTAGCAATAACAGGTACTGGTTTCCAGTCTATATTTAAATAAGACAAATCTCCATTAATTGCTAATTCATCTTTATATTTTTGTACAGACTGTTCGCCTCTTGCGTAAAGCCTTAAGTTATGATAGTTATTATAGTTAATGGCATAGCCACTACCCATTGCCCCACCTCTATAGTTTCTGAACCACTCTCCTTCTATAGCTCTACCTACAGCAAGACCATATTCTAAAGTAGCTTTTTCTGCATCTGGTACTACCTGACTGGGAAAAGAACTATTAGTGTTGTATGAAATTTGCATATATTTATTCTATTATTTTTGAAATTGTTCCTGAGTTATTATATCTACTTATACCTAGTTTAATAGGTTTGTATTTTTTATCAGGATTTGGTTTATATCTATTTTTATTACAAGCCATAATTGCTAAGCCAGAACTAATAGTAGCATCAAACTTGGTTCTATTATTTATATTAAAACCACTCCAATCTTTTAATGTTTGTTGAAAATACATATCTCCATATCCGTCTTGTAATTGACCAACGTATTCTTCAATGTAACTTTCTATAGCGGCAGCGTGTGCCTGTTTAATATCTTCACTTGAGTTAGGTATTCCACCTATTTCCTTTTCAGTTGTAGAAAGCTTATTCCAAATTTTATCAGGACGATTCATAGAATAACCTCTGTAACCTCTTCTTTTTAAGTAATATAATAACCTTGGTTTGTTATTTTCAGCAAGTATTGGCATACCATAAAAATGCAATGCCATTAATACATCTTCAAAGAATATCTCAGCTGTTTGTGGCCTTGATATATATTCTAAAAAGAAATGATTTGGTGGAGCGTCTTCCATTGAAAACTTTGTTAATCCATGAAGTGCTCCTTTACTGCCCTTACCATCAACAGTACCGCTAATGTCGTAACTGTCACAGCCAAAAGCTCCAATATGTTGATTACCAGGGTATTTAATTCCATTTTTTATAATCACTTGATTTTGTAGATTTTTAGGAGGTACCCAACTAATAATAAATCTACCATTTGTACTAGGCACGAAAACAACTCTAGTATCTTTTATTCCATCTTGCCACATAAAATTACCTTGTGTTATTGATGCAGCGTTATTTAATTCTTCGTTGTAATCTATTTGCTGGTATATTTTAGTTAAATTAAATAAACTATCTTTAGCTTCATCTCTAAAAGCATGTGCTTCTGTTCTTGGAAACTGCCTGTAGTATTCATTTAAACTATCTTGATCAGATTTTAATCCTTCTACTTCGTTTTGCCAGTGTTCAATAACTCCTGTCGTAATTTCGTAACCATCAACTCCTTTGATTGGAGCTCCTTGTCTAACGAAGACAGGTAATCCAAAAGTATCGATGAATCCTTCGTAGCTCCATTCCATAGGGATGAAAAGAGAGTAGAGGCCAGAAGATGTTTGCCCGTTTCTATTTCTTTTTGTAACGTCTGAATTGTAGTATAATTTTTTGAAGTTGCTTCCACCTTTATCTAATGCGTTTGAAGTTGAGCCCATCATACACTTGCCTACAATTCTAGAACCAAGACGTAATGTAGTTTTTGTAACTCTCCAGTTATTTAATATATTATCAGGTCTTTCCCATTTTCCACTTTCATCATGAGCTAATAGCTTTAGCTTTTCACCATCATAAGAGTTGTCACCTGTATTTTTCCAGTCAATAGTTGTATCAAGTCCGTCTAGTTCTCTAAGCTGTTCATTCGATTCAAGCTTTCTTCTAGTAAGTTTCGATGCTGGAACTCTATAAGCCAATTCAGTTTTTGGCCTGTCCATACCATCTTGAATTGGTTTAAAAAAGAACGGGTAGTTAACTGATATGGGTACAACTTTATCCGTAAACATTTTCTTGGCATCTGCTCCAGACTTTAGAGAAGCAAATAGATTATTTTTTATATTTTGGGAAGCTTGTAAAGCAGATAAAAGATGCTACGGTATGTGTTACTTAAAAAACAGACGATCTGGTTTTTCGTTTATGTCGTCTGCA